ATTGGTGCAGGGTGTGTTCTTTGAAAATTTGATATACATTCATCAGATACATTCCTACTATTGATAGCACTTTGGTAAGTACGCTTGACGATAAAATGCTTGACCATAAAATTAGGTAGCACCTAATTTGCAAAGACAAATAGTAGCATTAAAGATACTCCTGCCTAGCCACAGACACAAGCAATGGGGGCAGCCCGGAGAGAACCTCGGGGAGGTGAAATTCCTGTGATGTTGATTTAGCAATTCAACAGTTTGATGAAATCCCATACTGAGGGTATTAGGAAAAATATCAGTTTAAATATAAAAGAAGAAAATTAAAGATATTAAAGCCAAAGTTTTTTACTTTGGCTTTCTACATATTTAAGGAGGAAAATTTATGAAAAGAAAAAGATATAAAGTTAGAGTTAAATTGGTATTTGAAACAACAATGGATCATTCACAAACAAGTATGAAAAAAGCACAGGAAGATGTTATTAGAGTTTTGACAGATTATTTAAAAAACAGAAAATTAAATATATTAAATTTCTTTGATGGAACAACACCACAAATTATATGTACGGCTCAATTAGATGATAGAGGAAGATAAAATTAAAAGGGGGAGTGTATTTATTGCAGATTTAAATCCAACAGTTGGAAGCGAACAGTATGGAAGAAGACCTGTGGTGATTCTTTCAAACGATTTAAATAATAAATATAGTCCTACCATATTAGTAGCACCTTTAACAAAAATACTTAAAAAAACAAAATTGCCTACACATATAATAATAAGGAAAAACTATTTTTTGAAATATGATTCTTTAATATTGTTAGAACAATTAAGAACTATTGATAAGGCAAGACTTGTAGCATACAAAGGTAAAGTAGATTTTAATACATTAGAAAAAATCAATAATGGACTTATTGAAAGTGAAGATATTGATTTTATTACATATTTAAAAAGTTTAGGGATTGGAGGAAAAGATGAAGAAAGAAAAAGAATATATAGTGACTATTATAACGAAGAAATATAAACAGGATGTTCAAGTAAAGGCTAGAAATAAAAATGAGGCTGAAACAATGGTTGATAATGTTTTACTTAAATGTGATTATTTTGGTTTTACCAGTAAAGACCAATATGTTTTAAAAACAAAAAGAAAGAAATGGAGGATATTTTGATGGATGTTAATGATTTAAGACATAAACTTAAAGAAAAATATAGTTTATCTTTTGATGATGTAAAATTAGAAGATTTAGAAGAAATATCTGAAATAAAGTTTAGTAAGAAATCCAATAGTAACGAAAAACTATTGGATTTTATTAAATCTTCATCTAATCCATATATGTTTAAATGTAACGGTAAGAAAGTAAAAATAGAGTTTTCTAATACGGAAAAAAGAGCAGAAGAATGCTTAACTTCTGTAATAAAAAAAATATATAAGTAAGTCAAGTGTGCGATAGGGAAAATCGCACAATCGTAATTTAATTCTCTTCTTTATAAAATCAAAATGTAAATGAAAGGAGAGAAAAAAATATGGAAATTAAAGATTATAGAATAGGAGTTTATGTTAGAGTAGCGCATAAAGATGATGAGGCATTAAAAAGGCAAGAAGAATATGTATTAACTTATTGTAGGTATCGTGGTTATCCAGATGTAGTAAAAGTTTATAGAGATAATGGTAAATCTGGCACTACTGAAAATAGACCTGCATATAAAAGAATGTTAAAAGACATTAGAGATGGAAAAATAAATGTAATTGTTGTTACTGATTTTTCTAGGCTAACAAGACAACCGGTTTATTTTTATCACAAGATGATTAGTTATATAACTGAAAAGAAATTATTACTTATTTGTCTTGATTGTGGTGTGTCTGATGAGCAAAAGTCTTATACAAGAGTAATGTTAGATTTTGCTTGGATGAAAGAAAAATATAGTGACGGAGGTGTTGAATAATGCCTCGTAAAAAAAAGAAGATACAAACTGAAAAAAAGATATGGAAAGTTGCAGTATATTGTAGATTATCATCAGAAGATGGCGATAATGCAGAATCAGATAGTATATCAAATCAAAAACAAATAATTGAGTTCTTTTTAAAAAAGGAAGAAAACATAGAGATAATAGACTATTATGCTGATGACGGATATTCTGGCACTACTTTCAATAGACCAGAGTTTAAAAGAATGTTTAATGCTCTTGTAAACGGTGATATAAATACTGTAATAGTAAAAGATTTATCAAGATTTGGAAGAAATTATATTGAAGTAGGTAATTATATTGAACAAATTTTTCCATTATATAACATTAGATTTATAGCGATAAATGATAATGTAGATAGTTTTAAAGACCCTAAATCAGTTAATAATGTTATTGTTCCTTTTAAGAACTTAATGAATGATGAGTATGCAAGAGATATTTCTAATAAAGTTAGAAGTGTTCTGATGACTAAATCTTTAAATGGTGAATGGGTTGGTGGAACTTGTCCTTATGGATATAAGAAAAATCCAGAGAATATACATCAACTTATTATTGATGAGGAAGAAGCACCTGTTGTTAGAAAAATATTTAATATGGCATTAAATGGTGATGGGCATATTAAAATTGCAAAGTTTTTAAATGATAATGGTATTTTATGTAGGAAAGAAGTTCAGAGAAGAAAAAAATATAAATTAAGTATGGATCCAGAAGAAATTGAGGCTATATATCATTGGAGTACATCAACAATAGGAAAAATGGTTACAAGTGAAATCTATATAGGTAATTTAGTTTGGAATAGAACAGGCTCTATTAGTTATAAAGACCATAGACAGATATATAGACCTAAAAGTGAATGGGTAATTGTAGAGGGTACTCACGAGGGTATTATATGTAAAGATGATTTTAATAAAATTCAAAAAATTATTGAAGAAAGAAATCATAAAAAGAAAAAACCAGAAAAATTAACTATATATAAGTACAAAATTAAGTGTGCTGACTGTGGTAGAAGTATGTGTAAAATGGAAGATACAAGAGAGGGGCGTATATGTTCTAACTTTTATTGCAGAAATTATAAAACAACTTCTGGCAAATGCACACCACATAAAATTAGAACTGCTGATTTAGATTCAACTGTAATTGAAACTATTTTAATGCAAATAAAATCGGTTTTAAATATAGAAAAGACAATTAAAAAAATAAAAGAAAATAAAAATACTACAAATAAAGAAGAATATGAATATAAGATATCAAAATTACAAAATGATATAGAAAAGTACAAGAAGTTAAAAAAATCATCTTATGAAGATTGGAAATTAAATAAGATAACAAAAGATGAGTTTATAAATTATTCAAAAGATTATGAACAAAGTATTGAAAATATAAATAATGAAATACAAGTATATGAAAGAAAAATAGAAATTAGTTTAAAAGATATCAAAGAGGATGAATATTGGATTGAACATTTTAGACGAAATAAAAAAATTAAAAGTTTAACAAGAGAAGTCATTGAAGATTTAATTGAGTGCATTTATGTACACGAGGGTGGTAATTTAACAATTAAGTTTAAGTATCAAGATGAATATGAAAGATTAGTAAATGCAGTTAATAACGAATTGGAGGTGGCTATATGAAAAAATGGAATGTAGGTGTTTATTTACGACTTTCATCAGATGACGGAGATAAATCTGAATCAAATAGTATAGGTAATCAAAGAAGTTTAATAAAAAGATTTATTTCAAATGATAAAGAATTAAAGATAATAGATTACTATATTGACGATGGATATTCTGGTACTACTTTTGATAGACCTGATTTTGAAAGAATGATGAAAGATATTAAAGCCAATAAAATAGACTGCATTATTGTCAAGGACTTATCAAGACTAGGAAGAAACTATATTGAAGTTGGTAATTATATTGAAAAAGAATTCCCTAGATATGGTGTTAGATTTATAGCAATAAATGATAATGTAGATAGTTTTAAAGACCCTAAATCAGTTAATAATGTTATTGTTCCTTTTAAGAACTTAATGAATGACGAGTATGCAAGAGATATTTCTAATAAAGTTAGAAGTGTATTAGATAATAAAAGAATAAACGGACAATTTATAGGGTCAACAGCACCTTATGGATATACCAGAGACCCAAATAATAAATATAAGTTTAAAGTTGATTCAAAGGCTGCAAAAGTTGTAAAGAAAATATTTAAAATGGTGTTAGATGGTAAAAGTAGAAATGAAATTGAAAAAGAATTAAACTTATTGGGAGTATTGCCACCAGCATTATATAAAATTGATTCATCAACATATAATTATGAAGTTAAAGAAGAAATGAAAAAATGGAATAGAAATAAAATTGATAAAATATTAAAAAATAGAACTTATGTTGGAGATTTGATACAAGGAAAAAGAAAGAAAATAAGTCATAAAATTCATAAAGAATTAGAAGTAGATGAAGAAGAATGGATAGTTGTTGAAAACCATCATATTCCTATAATAAGTAGAGAAGACTTTGAAAAGGTACAAGACATTATTTTTGATAGGACAACAAGAACTAAAAAAAATAATGAATATGATTTATTTTCTGGGCATTTAAGATGTAATGAATGTGGAAATAATTTAGTATTAAGAAAGTCAAAAGGATATGAATACTATTATTGTTCTTCATATCTTTATAAAAAAAGTTGCACAAGTCATTCTTGTAAAAAGAATACTTTTGAAACTGATGTATTAAATATAATAAATAATTATAAGAATGTAATAAAAGATATTGATATTAAGATTTCAGATATACTTTCAAAAAAAGAGATTAACTATGATTTAGAAATTATAAATAATAAAATAACAGAGTGTAATAAAAATATTGATAAATATGCAATGTTAAGAGAAAGTGTAAAAGAAGATTTAGAAAACGATTTTATTACAGAAGATGAATATTGGGATTATAGAAGTGAATATAGCAACAAGATAAAAGAAAATAAAGATGAAATAAAAAAGTTAAATAAGAAACTTGAAAATATAAATTTTAAATCAGAAAATAATCGCGAGTGGCTTAATAAATATTCGGATGGGAATATGCTTGAAACACTTGATAAAAGAATTGTTGATGATTTAATAGAGGATATTGTAATAGATAAAGAAAGAAATATTAAAGTAATATTCAAAGATGAAGATAAATATTTTGAGGCGTTGGACTTTATAAATAAACAAAATTGTGATATAATTAACAATGAATTTCTTACTTGAAAAAATTTTGATATAAAATGTATGTAAATTATAAATTCAGAAAGGAAAGTATATTTATGAAAAAAAATGACTCAAATAAATCTGAAAAAAGTTTTTCTTCTTCTTCCATTAACTGGTATCCAGGACATATGGCGAAAACCAAAAGATTAATAAGTGAGAATTTAAATTTAATAGATGTAGTATATGAAGTTATAGATGCAAGAATGCCTTATGCCTCTAAAATAAAAGATATAGAAGAGTTTATTAAAGATAAAAAGAAAATACTTATTATGACTAAAATAGATTTATGTGATATGGAAGAAACTAAAAAATGGATTAAATATTACGAAGGTTTGGGATATAAAGTATTAGGTGTTAATTTAGAAAAAAATACTAATCTAAATAATTTAATTACTTTAACAAATGAAGTAATGGAAGAAGAAAATCAAAAAAGAATTGAAAAAGGTATGTCAAAAAGAAAAATAAGAGTACTTGTTGTTGGTATACCAAATGTAGGTAAGAGTACTTTAATAAATAGATTAGTAGGTAAAAAAGTAGCTAATGTAGGTAATATGCCTGGAGTAACTAAAAATCTTAGTTGGATAAGAATTAATAATGATATAGAACTTA